TCTCGAGCGCGCTCTCTTGCTCTCCGCGCTCGCGTCATTCGACGACGCGGGACAGTGATCTCGAGCGAGCGACTCTCCGCGCACTTCTCGACCCACTCGAGCCCGTCTGCCTCGAACTCTCGAGTCGCAGCGATCCGCCCGTCCGACGGAACGACGAGCTCGCAGCGGAAGCCGCCCCGCTCGCGCTTCGTCACGCTGTAGCGCGGGCGACTCATTGCGGCTGCTCTGTCAGATCGACGGGCTCGATGACTCGGAGAGCGCATCGACGCGTGATCCAGTCTCCGTCAGTCGTGATCGTCGGCGCGCCCCATCCGCTGACGAGAACGGATCCGGTCCGATTCAGATCCGCGGAGGAGTGCAGAGCGCGGAGGATCCGTCGATGATCGTCGAGCGCGTCGAGGAGCGACTCCTCTCGATCCGCGGCGCGGATGACGTGTCGAACGCGCAGCTCGAAGCGCTGCGTGATCAGAGCTTCGTCGAGACAGTCGGAGCGCGGGTCGAGCGGCTCGTCGAGGACGACGATCGCGATCGCCTGGTGCATCGTCAGCGCGCCGTCCGTGTCCGCGTCCTGAAGAGAGCGCGCGGGATGCGGCTCGATCAAGTCGAACGCGGCTTTGAGCCCGCGGATCATGTCGCGGACGGGCATCTACAGCCCGCGACGGTGGAGCGACTGCGCGGGGATCTCCGTCAGAAACACACCGGGCTCCGCGGACTCGACGTCGTCGATCGTGCCGTCGTCGTCGTCGTCCATCTCGAGCCCGAGAGAGTCGAGCGTCTCCTTCACCGCAGCGCGAGCGGAGAGAGCGCGCTTCGTCCATTTGCCGGGCCCGCTCGTCCGCGTGTCGAGATCCTCCGCGATCAGCGCGATCGTCCACTGGACATGAACGGGACGCAGCGCGACGAGATTCCGGATCCGCGCCGGGTTGTGACCCTTGGCGATCAGATACGTGAGGAGCTGCGACCACGCCTCGGAGCGCTTCCCCGACCACGTCTCCGCCCCCGGCGGAAGCTCCGCGAGAATGTCGGAGTGAACCGCGACGAGATCCGTATCTCGGATGACAGGCTTCGGCACGCGACGGACGAGATAGAACTCGCGCTCGAAGATGTACCTCTCTCCTCCGATCGTCGCTTCCCACTCCTCCCAATACCCCGCGGAGAAGTCCTCCCCGTCGAGCTTCACTGCGGTCAGCGCGTAGGACGCGACGCCGCTCGCGATCGTGCATGCTTCGCCGTCGATGACCGCGACGCCGTCGGAGTCGAAGAGCGAGTAGTCGCACGCAGTCGCGACCGTCGAGCTTCCGTCGTCGCTGTCGAGCGAGTCGAGCGAGAACGTGTACGCGCGACTCCGTCGGACGAAGCGCGGGAGATCGTGCGCGTAGAGAAGCTCCGGCATCTACGGAGTCGCTCTCCAGACCGAGAGTCCTTCGATCGTCGTCTCGAACGTCCCGTCTCCGGTCTGCTCCTCGACGAAGACGCGGAGCCTCAGAGCGGACGGATCGACCTTGCGCGCGGTCACGCCCGCCGTGTTCGCCTGAATGTTCCCGGAGTCTTTGTCGGAATCGACTTGCGTCCCGAACGTGCCGAGCGCCGGCAGCGAGCCGGACGTCAGATAGAAGAAGTCGGCAGCGAGCCCGCCCCCGTAGACGACGATCTGAAGCCCGGTGTAGCCGGAGGACGGAGCGCCGACGACGTCCGCGGCCCCTGCGATCGCAGTCGCGAGAAAGCGCCCGGTGTGCCACTTGTCGCCGCCGGAGTGACGGATCCGATTCACGAACCCGTCTACTTCGCCGTCTACGATCCCGATCCCGACCGCTTCCCACGCAGCATCTCGAGTGCCGGAGAAGTCGATCGAGACAGCGAAGACGGTCTGATCGTCCGCAGCTCCGCCGAGCAGATCCGAGATGCTGATCTCGTAGTAGGGCGCGTCGTCGTTGCTCGACCACCAAAGCGTGCCGGAAACGGGGTCGATGTCGATCCCGGTCGTTCCGTCCGGCCCGAACGTGTCCGACTGCGTGTCGTTGACGACGGCGTGATCGACCGCTGCGATCGTCCCGCTCGAGGAGCTGACGGAGTAGGGCCCGCCCGCAGTCGTCCACGACGCAGACCCGACGGCGGAGTAGAGAACGGTGTAGCTGTCTTCCCACTCCGCGAGATCGTCCCCGCCGGCGCCGCCGAACTTGAACCCCGCGGAAGCGTCGGAGACGCAGCCGGAAAGGAGGAGGAGCCCGAGGAGAGCGAAGCGGAGGAGCAGCGCGCGCCCCACGTCAGTACTCGAGGATCTGAAGCGTCGGAGTCCCCGCGGCCGCCTTCACGTCGAACGAGAGGAAGCCCGCCCCGCGACGCTGCCCGAAGTCCATCGTCCAGACGTTCGACGCTGCGATCGGGAACTCGACTTGATCGCTCTCCTCGTCCGTGACCCGGAGAGTGCAGGCGACGAGCGCCCCGGCGTCGAGACACCCGAGTTCGATGACGCGGGTTCCGGCCGTCGATGTCAGATCGGTCCCGATGTAGCTCGTCGTAAGCGCCTGCGTCCGCGCGTTGACGCGAGCGTGGGCGATCCCCGCGAGAGCGAGGAGGAGGAGCCCGGCGAGGAGGAGGCGGAGGAGCTTCATCGGATCAGCTCAGCGCGACGCCGTCGTTCCCCACGACGCGCCACACGAGGGCGCCCGCGAGCTGCGCCGCTTCGAGGACGATGTAGTCCCCGGCGGCGCCGAACGTCATGATCGTGTCCCCGGTCGCGTTGATCGGTTGGGCCGCCGTGATCACCCGATCCCCGACCGCATAGACATCACAGATCAGGGAGAGCCTCTGCCCGGCGAAGGTGGGGATCGCGAGGGTGTTCGTCTCCGCGGCGGCGGTCGTGATCGCGATCGTGCCGGACTTCGTGACCGGGATCGCCGTCGCGTCGCCGGGGTCCGCGATCACGTCGGGCTCGACCGCGAGCTTCCAGCCCGCCGCGGTCCCGAGGAAGTTCACGTAGACCACGGTCGCGGAGTTCGGGTCCGTCCGGAGGTAGATCGACCCCCTCGGGGCGATCATCGCCGGGGCGCCGGCCCCCGAGAGGATGGCGGGCGATGACTCCGGGGCGCTCGTCGTGGTCGCGAGGATGTGGATCCCGAGGAACGCGACGAAGAAGTTCCGGAAGCGGCCCATGATGCGGGCGCGGAGAGTGGAGGGGGTCGCCATGTCGGATCGTCTCCGGTCAGAGATCGGCCCGGCGCCTGCCGGGCTCGTGTCGGGTCGAGTCGTTGTAACACGTCGCGTCCCGCTCTCGCTTGATTCGTAGCGCGCGGGATTGCTCGAGGAACACGGAGAACGGGGCGACGGGCTTCAGGGGTCGGTGATCGACCCCGTGCATCCGGTCGATCCCTTCGTGGCGACGGCGGCGCAGCTCGTCGGCCGCCTCCCGGGCCTCGATGTACTCGTTCGCAGCGAAGTCGAACACGGAGGCGCGGGCGAACGCGTCCTCGACGGCGACGACGGCGTCGCAGACGTAGGTCGAGGACCCATCGGGGTTCGGAACGGTGTAGCTACCGTCCGGCCACAGTCGGACCGACGCGCCGATCGGGAGGCGGATCTCGCGGATCATGCCGGGGGCGGCGGCGGATCCTTCGCGGGTCCCGTCGCCCCCTTCTTCGCGGCGGCTGCGCGCTTTTTCTCCGCCGCGAGTCGCTTCTTCTCTTCGAGTTTCGCGCGCTCCGCGTGCTTCCGCTCTTCCTCCTCCTCGAGAGCTGCGACGCGACGTCGCTCGTCCTCGAGACGACGCGCTCGAGCTTCGTCCTCGAGACTCGGGAGCTTCCCCTCGGCTCGGAGACGCTTCTCGCGGATGGACGAGAGCCCGGCGACCGCTTCGTCTGCGGTCACTTCGACGGACTGCATCTCTCCGTAGATGTCGATCGCGATCGAGGACTCGCGCTCGAGCGTCGCGAGCTGCTTCTCGACGATCTCGCAGCGGAGCGCGTACTCGGCACGCTTCGCGGGGTCTTCGGTGCTCGGGGCGCGCAGCGCAGCGCGCTTCTTCCTCGCAGCGACGAGCAGTCCCTCGATGTGCTCCGGGCGCGGAGCTTCGAGCTTGAACCCGGAGTGGGTCCCGTCGCGGAGGAGAAAGCAGAAGTCGCGCCAGCTCTCGCGATCGGTCCTGAACTTCGTTCGCCCGGACTGACGTCGGATCGGCTTCTCGAAGACGGTCCGATGAACCGGCTTCCCCTTCTTGTTCACGAAGACGCGCATATAGTCGGACCCGGGCCCGAGAGCGTCGCGCGGAACGAACACGAACCCGGCGTTCTGGTGCTGGACCGCGGTGCCGAGGAAGTTGTCTTGACGATTCGTCGCGTTCACGCCGGGGGCATGCGCGATCCGTCGAAGATCGGGGATCAGATTCCCTTCGACATCGACGATCCAGTCTCCGACGCGGTGCGCGAGATGGAACTTGAAATCGGTCGCGGCATCGACCCGACCCCGAACGTCTCGTTCTTTCTTCTGAAACGGGTTCGGCGCGGTCGCGAACCCGTCCTCGACAGGACGAGCGCTCGGAGTCGGTTCGTGCGGCATGTAGCTCTCCTACAAGCTCTCGAGGACGACGATCAGTCGATCAGTCGTCCACGGAGAGCAGCGTGATTCCCATCCCCGCCTGGGTGATCCCGGCGGCGACGAAGTAGTTCGTCCAGAGGAGCTGGTTCGCCTTGTCGCCGTCGATGTCGAAGACGCTGTAGACGACGCCGCCCGGGGCGAAGATGCGCGAGCCCATCGAGACGGGGTTCGGGGACCCTTCCGCGTAGGCGATGCCGCCGCGCGCGAAGAGCGCTCCGCGGTGATCGCCGCCGGACTGCGTGACCTGATTCGACGTGAAGAACTCCATCCGACCGACGGCGCCGACGAAGTTCGGGCCCTTCGCGTCGAGCGAGAGTCCCTGAATCCCCTCGATGTACTGCTGCGGACCGGCGAGCCCGACGATGTCGTTCTCGATGTCGCTCCACTGCTCGGAGTGACCGACGAAGACGAGATCCGCGCCGTTCTCGCGCTCGCGGAGGACCTGCTTCGCGAGGAGCACGTCGGTCCACGTCAGCGCGGCGCCGCTCGTCCCCTGCGAGCCGGTGAAGCTCGGGAAGAGCGCGGTCACGATCGCGTCGAACGCGCGCATCACCGCGCCGAAGTTGTACGCGGCGAGCCCGACGGGGTTGTGAAGCCCGAGATCGGAGATGTTCGACATGTAGTCGGACATCTCTCGCTTGATCACGCGACGCGACGGGACGAGCGTGTAGCTCGAATCCGTGATCGCGGTGTTGCCGGTCGGGCTCGCGTCTTCCGCGACGCTCTCCGCGACGTCGTCGTCGTCGACCTGGCGGACCTTGATCGTGTCCGTCGCGGTCCCGCGGGTGTCGCCGCGGTAGGTGCAGAGCCCGCGGAGATGCGGACGCGTGTGGAGGAGCATCTCGAGTTCCTTCGCCAAAACTTCGGTCTGGAGGAGGTCGCTCGAGCTGGATACGTAGACTTCGTTCGCCATGATGGATCTTCTCGCTGATCAGCGAGTCGGGGCCCCCATGCTCTTCAGGATCTCTTCGCGGTTGGCGAGATACTCGTCGGGCGTCATCGCTCGGATCTTCTCCGGGGTCAAGACGCCCCCGCTCGGGGTCGAAGGGCTGCGGGTTCCTGACTCGGGGTTCGTTCGTCGGGTCGGCGGCGGCTGACCGGCGACACTCGGGAAGAATCCGGGGGACTGCTCGCGCAGCTCCTCGAGCTTCGCGCCCCATCCGTCGGGCTCGACGTCGTCGAACTCGCTCGCGAGGAATCTGTATTCCCGCGAGTCGCGCTCCACTCCCGCCCCGACGAGGTGAACCGCGAGATCGCCCGACCGGCGGGCTTTCTTCACGGCGCTCTCGACGGCGCTCTCGTGGTCCTCGGGAGAAAGCCAGGATCCGCGCGCTTCGAGCTTCTGCTTCGTGGAGGCGTGCTCCTCCATCAAAGCGCGATAGTCGTCGCGGACGGACTTGAACCTCTCGTAAGGAACCGGACCGGGGCCCGGTTGCGTCGGAGTGCTCGGCGGCTGGAGCGGCTGCGGAGGGGTCTGCGGCGGAGTCGCCGGATCTTCTTCGGGTGGCACCAGTCGTCTCCCATTCGTGTTTTACGCCCAACGTGGCGAAGCGGGATGCGAAGAGCGTAACCGCGACGCGCCGACGCGCGCAAGCGAGACGTGATCGAGTGCTACCCGACGATCGCCTTCAGGATCCCCGCGAGAGTCCCGAGGAGCGCGAGGACCCCGCCGATCATCTTCGCGCTGATCCAACCCTTCGGGAGCGCGAGAACGACGCGATCGGACTTCTCGACGGGCTTCGACTTGTGCTTCTCCATCCGCTCGTCAACGCGACGCTCGACTTCGTCCTCGAAGCGCTGATCCTGAACGTACTCGTCGATCCGCGCGACCGCCGGTCGCATCTCTCCGACTTCGTTCGCGAGATGCTCGAGCGCGTCTGAGAGCTGCTCCGTCGAGCGAGCGATTCGCTCGGCTACTCGCTCGTCGTCTTCCATCGATCCCGCCGGATCAGTCCAGATGTGATCCCGTCGAGTCGGTCCAGAGTCGGGAGGATCACTCCTCGACTCCGCGGAGCGTCGAGACACTCCTCGCGCGCGCAGATGCCCCCGCGGAGACGTCGGAGCGAGGTCGGCGGCTTCGATTCGCTCGACACGGTAGGGATCGTCGCGGACATGCGCGCTACCTCGCCCCGCCCCCGGGTTCTCGTCTCATGCGCCCACCCTATTCGGGAGGAGCGATCCGTTCAAGCTCTGCGAGGAGATGATCGGTCCGCGCGATCCATCCGTCGAGGAAGTCGCGACTCGGTCGATGCGTTCGCGCTCGCTGTCGATGTCGATTCCGTCGATACAGGACGACGATGCAGCAGAGCCCGACGGCTCCGTCCGATCGCTCGAGGACGACGTCGAGAGCTGCTCGAGTCTTCGGGCCGAGGTCTCCATCAACGACGATCTCCGAGGCGCTCGCCTCGCATAGCGCGGACTGAAGCCACGGGATCGCGTCATCGACCCCGAAGAGAACGGCGGAGTCGAAGAGGACGAGAGCGAGTCTCGGGTCGAGCGTCGCCCCCTGGACGGGGGCCCAATAGCGCTCGCGGTAGATGCTCTCGAGTTCGTTCCGCTCGATGTCTCGAACGCTCTTCCGCGGGAACATGCGCGAGTCGGTCCACGCGTCGAGCGTCGCTTGGGTGATCCCGAAGTTCGTCGCGCCGCCGGGGTCCGACGGATGATCGACGAATCCCCCCTCTCGCCCGAGGACGAAGTCGAGCGCGCTACGGAAGCTCATTCTCGACGACCTCCTCTTCCTCTTCGTCCGAGGCCGGCGGGGGCTCCGCGGGCGCGACGTCCAGCTCGAGAAGCATCTGCCGAGCCTCGTCCGCGTCGAGGTCGCCTGCGACGAGCTGCGAGAGGATCTCGAGCCCCTCCGGCGTCGAGGACGCGCTCTCGATCTTCTGCTCGATCTCCGCTCGAGCGAGCGCGACGAAGGACTCCGACGCAGTCTCGCCGGGGTTGAGTCGCTGTCGCAGCTCGAGACGCGTCGAGATGCCCGCTTCGACTTCGAGGAGCCCGCCCTCTGTGATCTCGCGACGCTCCTTCGTCGAGAGTTCGATCGTTCCGTACTCGATCCGATAGCCGGACTCGGGGACGCTGACCCCCTTGTCTCGGAGGATCGCGGAGACGACGACGAAGGACTCGACATCACCGCGACGGAGACTCGGAACGCGACGCGCGGACGCTTTCCGCTTCCCCTCTCTCGAGACGTAGAACGCGGCGCCGGACATCGGGCCCGAAGTCTCGATGGAGACGTCCGCGGGGCTCAATCCGTAGTGAATCGCGAGACGCGCGGACTTCCGATGAAACACCCGCTCGTGAGCCTCGATGTCCACGGGCGATCCCCACTGAAACGTTGACGCGGCCCCCTCTCCGTCGTGGCGAACGTATTTGATCCCCGTCGGGTCGTCGGGAATCGTCAGCACCGGAGACGGCTCGGACCCCTTCACGCTCGTCGCCGGAGACGTCCCCTGAAGACGACCGCCGATGATGCCGCGGACGTCCCAACTCGCGCGCATCGTCGCGTGATCGAGATTCGTCCAATCGACGCAGCCCTGAAGCGTTCCGTAGATGACTTCCGCGCCGCTCCACGGGTCGCGAAGCGCTCCGTCCGCGGGGATCTGCTTGTGATAGAGGACGAACGGAAGGACGGGCGTCGAGTCCTCTCGCCTCCACGGGAACGCAGCTCCGCGCCACTGCTCCGGCTTCACGAATTGCTGCGTCAAGTCGTTCTCGAGCTTCGCGTCGAGGATCCGGAAGTACGGTCGCTCGGGCTCTCCGTCCTCGAGCGGCGGAGCGGCCGGATTGCCCTTCGACGGGTTCGGGCGAACATCCCAAACGTCCCACACCCATTCGACGGACGTCTTCCCGTTCTTCTTCAGGACGTGTCGCTGACGTGACCAGTAGACGCGACCCGGACGACGAGAGTCCCCGGGCATCGGGTCGAAGAAGACGCGATCCATCCGCGCGGCGCAGCAGTCGAGGCGCCCCTCCGCGCCGGAGTCGGACCACGAGAAATAGAGGAGCGCCTGGTTCACGACCTCGAGATCGCGCTGCATCTGCTGGGCGATCTCCCACCGACCGCAGTTCGCGAGCTGCGTCTCGAGTCGCTCGAGCCCCTCCGCGTCTTCGTGCGACAGCCCCGGAGTCTCGTCGTAGACGACCGCGATCTCGGTCGAGAATTGCTTGACCGCGTTCTCGGAGATGTTCGGGGCGCCGACGAGCATCGATCGCTTCTCGCGGAGCTGAAGAGTCAGATGATCCTTGCCGAGCTTCGACCAGCGTCCGTCGGTGAACGCGAGTCGTCGCGTCGCTTCCTGCATAGCGAGACGATCGTCGGGTCGGCTCTCGGGAGCGAGCGGAGGCGTGGACTCCGTCGGCTGCTCGATCGTGTTCATTACAGATGCTCCGCTTCTCGCTCGATCGACATCACCGCATAGCGGATCCGGTCGATCAGGTGCTCGTGATCGTCCGACGCTCCTTCCCATCTCTCGATGGCTCGAATCTGTCGCGGACAATTCTCGCTGACCGCGAGCGTACCGCGTCTCGCTTTCTGATTCGTCCGTTTCAGCCCGAGATCAACGGAGCCCGGACCCTTCAGGACGGGGCGAACGACGAGCGCGGGGTGATACGGGTTGTGCCCCATCTTCCGCGCGAGGATCTCCGTCAGAATGTCGTTCAGCTTCCGCCCCGCCTTGCTCTTCCCCGCCGTGTTGACGTCGCCCCACGCGTAATCGATGTCCGAGAGCTTCAGCCCGACGCCCGCGAGCATGTCCTCGATCCCGTCCGCGTCCTCGAATTCATCGGAGGCGCTCTCGCTGACGTATTCCGCGATCGTGCGGATGTAGACGATCCGCTCCGTCCCCGTCTTGACGAATTGGAAAGCGTCGGCCCCCCACGCCGTTGCCCCGGCTTTCTCGCCCCAATCCCCGACGAGCGCGAGGTAGATCGGGGAGACGAAGACCCGCCGACCCCACTTCGCCGCGGCGCTCTCCGCCGAGAACCAACCCTCGAGGGGTCCGACGTCCGCGGGGACGATCTTCTCCGGCGTCCAGGCGGAGAGCCGGCGGTTCGTGTTCACCGACTCCCAATCTCCATTGATCCGCTGCTCGTACTCCCAGGGCGGGACGTTGCCGATCTGCGTGCGAATCGACTCGGGGGTCCGGTGGGGGCAGTCCTCGACGGTCAGGCGGATCCGGTGGATCGACCACTCCGCCGTTGGCGGGGCTCCGGTCAACGGATCGCCCTCGACGATGCAGCGGAGCCAATGGAGGTCGCCCGAGGTGTTCCTCTTGCTCCCGTCCTTCCGGCGCTCGTCCACGGGCGTGAAGACCGCGCAGATCGGCGCGTCGCCAAAGGCGGCCGCTCGCGTGACCTCGCCCCAAACCCTCTGCTCCGGGGGCTCATTGATTGCGACCATGTCCGCCTTGACGCCCGCAATCGCGCGGATCCCCTGCGTCCCGGCTCGGAAGATGATCCGCGACCCGTTCGCGAATCGGATCTCCGGCTTCTGCCCGACCCTGTATCCGTTCGTCTCGTCGTAGGTGCATCGATCATGCAGCACGCCGGGGGGGAGGTACTCGCGGAAGACCTCGCAGACATCCTCCGCATAGCCCCCCTGAAAGTCCGCGACGACGCACAAGACCTTGCACGGGAACGGGACGTCTCCGACGGTCCCGCCTGGCGACCTCGTCGGGTGCCATCCGAGGCACACCTCGATGATGTCGATCGCCCAAACGGCGGTCTTCCCGGTCTTATTCGCCCCCTGGATCGCCCGGTTCTTCGACGGGTCGAGGATGTATGCGAGCTGTTTCGGGGACGCCCCGCCGTCGACTCCGGGCTCGTTCAGCATGAACCGAGAGATCGGATTCGCCCGCTCGAGCTCCTCGAGCTCGTCGAGATCCGCGAGGAGGTCGGGAGGAAGGGCGAGAGCTGGGGTCATCCCGACACCGACTCGATGAGCCATCGGGCAAACGCGGGGGGGGTGAGGTGGCGTCGCGTCTTTGCTAGGTGGGGCTGGCCAGTGCCTTGGTTTTTATGCTTCGCGTTCGTGTCGATTACATGCGTCGGAATACCGCTCGGGACATAACCCACCGCCGCGAGAAGCCACTCCGCAAACGGGCCCGGCGTGAGGTGTGCCTCTTTATGTGGAAGTCGCTTGAATCGACTCGGTCGCCCGTCCCGACGAGCGGCCCCGTCGTCGATGCAGTGAGTCGGCTCCCGCCAGGGCGGAAGGGGTGGCAGCGCGGCCGGATCGATGCCTGCGAAGAAAAGCCAAGTCGTTTTTTTGCACGGGTGACCCCATCGGCACTGATCGATCTGGATCGTGAACTCGTCCGGCCGAATCAAGAACGGCGGATCCTGGGGCCTGGGAAGTCCGCATTCCGCCCACAGACGAGAGTCTCGCGGATGCTCGAGGACGCCTCCGAAGGCCCGCACCTGCTCGACGGCGCGGATCCCGCACTCCGGATCCTGATATTTGCAGAGGTGGGCCAGCCGGCCCCAGGGGCCGCACGGGGGATGCGCGACGACCGGACCCGGGCCGCTGTAGCGCTTCGCGTCTCGATCGACTCCCCAGCACTGATCCGACCCCAGGATCCCCGCATAGGGACCCCGCTCGACGTCTACATAGAGCGCCGCAGTCATCCCGCCCCGCTCCACGCGAGGACCGCTCCGAGCGCTTGCCAGGCGTCCCCGGAGACCCCGTAGAGCGGACCGGGGGACTTCTTCAATCCCCGCGCGACGGAGCGCGAACCCCCGTGCATCTCGCAACATCGATCGATGATCTGCGAGTCCTTCCCTTTGCCGGAGACGTGGAGCTCGCGGCAGACGTCGAGCCGGAAGAGCCAATCGACGGAGCCCCCCTCGACGATCCCCGCCCGAGCCGCCTCGAAGAGCATCCCGCTCGCCTCGATCCCTCGGATGATGTCGGAATTGATTTTCCCCTGGGACCTGAACCGCTCGACGACGACGACGGACCAGCGGGCGGAGAGAAGGTCGCCGCGCATGCGAACGGGATCCTCCGCCCCGACCTGGCCGGCCCGGACGATTCGGAGCGCATCCTCGAGCGGCAGGACCGCGGACGCGAGGGCGACCCGGAGCCCCGTATCGTAGACGACGAGCCCGACGCGCTTCTCCGACGGGTCGAGCCCGAGGACGACGGTCAAACCGCGCCCCCGTCCTTCGACGTCAGCCCGCCGGGGATGACCCCGAGCCCCGCCCGCCGCGAGGAAACCGCGCGACCCGAGACGCGAGAGGCGCGCTTCGTCGCCTCGTCCGCGACATGCCGCCGGACGAAGGCGACGACCTGACCCGGGCCGAGACCGGTCGCGAACGCAGAGACGAGGGCGTCGATCGAGTCCCTCAGCGAGAGGAAGAGCCCGATCAGCTTCCCGTTCGCTGCGTGGAGATCCGCCGCCGCGACCTCGAGCTCCTCGATCCGCTGCTCGAGCTCGCCCGCCGTGTTCGCGAGGATCTCGACGAGCTTCTCCGCGTCCGCGAGATCCTTCGTCAGCTTCGCGATCTCGCGCTGGTTCGCCTGGGCGAGAGGCTCCCAATCGGTGATCCGCTCATTCGTCATCGTGTCCTCCATTCGCAGCGAGCAGCCGCGCCGCAATCGCCCGCCGCTTCTCCGCCAGTTCATCCGGCGAGAGAGCAGCGATCACTAGTTTCTGGGCCTGGGTCGGTTTGTCGAGTCCGCGGACCTTCGCCTCGATCGACATCATCGCAGCGAGGGGGCCGAACTTCCCCGCCTTCAGCGCTGCTCGCTGGTGCGCGTGGAGTCGAACCACGAACTCGGAGCGCTCCTCCTCGACGTCCGCTCCGCGATACGCGTTCGCGAGCTCCTCAAGTACTTCGCTCCGATAGCGATAGATCGTTCGCTTCGAGACGCCGAGCTGCTCCGCGAGCTGCTCCGCGAGACGGACGGACCATCCGATCTCCGTCATCGAGCGCTCGACGATGGACAGCCGACGACGGATCTCTCGCTTGTCCGCGTGTCCTCCGATCGTCGTCAGCTCCGACATAGCGTCATCCCTTCGTCACTCGGACGGCTTCCGACATCGCGTCTCTCCTCGCTGCGCCCACAGCAGCATCAGCCCCTCGGCCACCGCTGCGGACTTGTTCGTCTCGTCGTCCAGCCTGCGCGCCACGTCGGGCGGCAGGGAGAAGGGGCCGCAGCGCCGCCGCTTGCCCTCGGGGGAGAGGGCGGGGCGGCCGGGTTTGCGGGGTCTAGATGGCGGCAGGCAGCACCCGTAGGGCGGGCGGTAGGACCCGCCGCACTTCGGGCACACTCTGTAGTCGTGGCCACTCATGGCAGCGCCACCACTGAACCCGACGCGAGGAACGAGATCGTAAACCCGTCGAGGCGGTAGGTGTTCCTGCGAACCCACTTCGCGGCCTTGGGCAGCCGGACCCGGTACGCACCCTCGGCCAACTCGACCGTGCCCCCGTTGAAGCGGATGAGGTTGGCGGCGGCGTTGCTGATCTTCTGTGCGGTGCGCGTCGTCATGGTCTCTGTCTCCCGGGTCGTTCGCTCGACCCAGGGAAAGAGTATGACCTTATCCCTGCCCCGTCAACAATTAGTTTGAATCAATTGTCCACCGCCTTGCAATAAACCCGGGCGCGCGCTGTCGATGCCGAGGATGCGGCGGATCATCGGGTCGCCGCCCTCCAGGCCCGATCCGCCTCCTCCATGTTCCGGCGGTAGCGCGCGTCCCGCAGCCGGGAGATTCGAGCCCGGAGCCACGCGGGGAACAGGGGCGGACCCCGGCGGATCTCCGCTTCGATCTCCGCAGCGGCATAGTCGAGATCGTCGGAGTGTCTCACCGATCCCTGGTCGTTGGTCCGGGTCGACCATCCCGGCGGGGAGCCCGGACCCTCGATCGCTGCGGTGAGTAGAGTCCGGCGCGCGCGGAGCAGCGCAC